CCGTAAGTATTACAACAGTAAGACTGGGAGTAAACTTAAGAAACCCCAGCCTGGCGGTGGTCCTCGTAAGAGATCGTTCTGTGCACGCATGAGCGGCGTTAAGGGCCCTATGAAAGACGCTAAGGGACGCCCTACGCGCAAAGCGTTAGCACTAAGGCGCTGGAAATGTTAACTATATAAAATTATGCCTAAAGTTGGAAAAAAGAAATACGCCTATACTGCTGCTGGTCAAAAAGCAGCGAAGAAAGAAGCTAAACGGACTGGTCTCTCGATCAAGAAGAAGAAGAAGTGAAACAAAAAGTAACCTTCAGTTGAAGCATGGCTAAAATATGTCCTAAAGGTATCGCATGGGCTAAGCGCAGGTTCGATAAGTATCCGAGCGCTTACGCTAACATGGCGGCATCTAAATACTGCAAAGACCCTAACTACGGTAAGGGCAAGCGGTCTAAACTTAAAATCAAAAAGAAACGTGGGTGAACTAGCAAACTGGCGAAAGCAGAACTGGGTCCGAATAGGCACTGACGGTAAAATCAAAGGACCATGCGGAACCTCAAAGAACAAAAACAATCCAGACAGATGTCTTCCATCATCGAAAGCGAAAAGCCTAAGCCAGACACAGAGAGCCTCCACTGCACGCAAGAAGAAACGTGCTGGTGCGAAGGGGAAGCAGTTTGTTGCCAACACGAAGGCGGCGCGTGTGAAGCTGCGGATCAAGAAATAGAGCTTGAAGACATCGCTAGGGTCGTCTTTTTAGACCACGCGCAAGACTTAGGGAAGCCCCTGGTCTGCACTGTCTACGGAGTCATTGAGCATATAGATAAAACATTTATTAATATTACATCGTGGCATCCTACCTACGAAGACGACGATGACACTAACCGAACCACTTATACTATCATCAGGAGCTGCATAAGACAGCTAGATGTATTTAACTAAAATTTTCCCTGAGTCTACCAAACCGAAGTAACTAGACTAGTAACCACCAAGCCCGATGCGTCGGACAACTTGCGGCGAACAGTAGAAACTAAAGTCCACAGACGAAAGAAACCAAAACTATAACTATAACTTATTATGGCACTATCTAATAATCCCACCATTCCGGGTAAGGTGAATGGCACTGGGGGACGCGCATTGCCTGCTGGCGCTTTGTCAGCTGACGCAGCGTTGTTCCTTAAAGTATTCAGCGGTGAGATCCTCACTGCGTTCAACGAAACGAACGTAGCTAAAGACCTCATCATGACTCGCACTATCTCTAGTGGTAAATCTGCTCAGTTCCCTGTCACAGGTAACGCTGACGCCAAGTATCACAAAGCCGGGGACGACCTCCTGGGCTCTGGTAACTACTTGTCTCAGATTGCTCACAACGAGAAAGTAATCAACATCGACGACATGCTTGTCGCTTCGTCTCTGATTCCACGCATTGATGAACTGAAGAATCACTATGACCTTCGTTCTATCTACTCTGCTGAGCTTGGTAAAGCACTGGCTAAGCGCATGGACCTTCAGATCCTTAAGACATTGTTCGCTGCTGGTCTCACCACCACTGCTAACTACTCTGGCGGACCTACAGGAACTGAGCTTATCGGAGCAGACACTATGTCTGCAGGAGGCCTTGTTGAAGCGCTCTTTGAGTGTGCGCGCACCCTTGATGAAAAAGAAGTTCCCTCAGAGGACCGCTTTGCTATCTTGACGCCTCTTCAATACTACAAGCTGCTTACTGCTGACAACGTAGCAATCAACAAGGACACCTCAGGTGGCTCTGCTGATTCTGCTAGAGGTAGCATTGCTGAAGTTGCAGGCATCAAGCTCTACAAGAGTCCACACCTTGAAGGAGTCCAAGTCGGCGCCTTGAACGGTGATGACGCAAACGTAGCGAACTCTCCATTCGCAGACACGGCTGTTAACAACGACGACGCTGGTTACAACGGTGACCTCACAGGTCTCGCGCCTACTCAGTCAGGTTCTGACGTTGGCAATGTTGGCTTCGTTGCTGGACACTCGTCTGCTGTTGGTTGCGTTAAGCTTCTCGACCTTGCGACTGAGTCTGAGTATCTGATTGAACGTCAGTCTACTCTCTTTGTTGCTAAGTATGCAATGGGCCTCGGCGTTCTTCGCCCTGAGTCTGCTGTTGTGGTTAACACCACTTCATCTGCTGCTAGCTAATAGCACACATTAAATTCATGCCTCGTCCTCATTAAGTTGGGGACGGGGTATTTTTTCATTTTATTAATATTATTATGCCACTCACTACAGAACTCGAAGCTGTCAATACGATGCTGAGCACCATAGGTGAAAGCCCAGTGACTCAGATCACTGTCACTACCTCACTGCCTATCTCTGCGGTCACCGCGATCACCGTGTTAGACGAGGTTAGTCGCGAGGTTCAGTCAGAGGGATGGCACTTCAATACGGTCAATAAGCAGACGCTTAGCCCTAACAGTAGCGATGAGATTGTTCTCGCGGCTGACATTATGCACGTAGATACCCTAGACCACTCTAAGGACATTGTGCAACGCGGAGGCAAGCTGTTTAACCGTGAAGACAACACCTTTACTTTCACAAGCGACATTGACGTCAGGTTGATGTTCCTTTTAGATTTCACTGATCTCCCTGAGCAAGCACGGAGATACATTACACTCAAAGCCTCAAGGGTCTTCCAGGCACGAACCGTCGGGTCTCAGGAGCTTGAGCAACAGATCCTACGGGATGAACTCAAAGCACGCTATAACCTCGAAGAAGCCGATGGCCAAGGAGCCGACAGGACTATCTTTGATAACTATGACGTTGCGTCTTGCCTCGGGGTCAACCGAAACTACGACATTCTCTAATGCCATTAATTAATACATCATTACCAAACCTTATCCAAGGGGTTAGCCAGCAGCCAGACGCTACGCGCTTCTCTGGGCAATGCGACGAGCAGGTTAACTTCATGAGTAGTGTTGTTGATGGATTAACAAAACGCAACGGCACTAGGTTCGTTAAGAAGTTGTTCTCGACGAACTCTGCGATCTCAGCGGATAGCTTTGTTCACTTTGTTAACCGGAGTGAAACTGAGCGATACGTCATGATCCACGATGGCACTAAGTTCCACGCTTACAATGTGCTCAGCGGAGACGAAGCGTCTATCAATGGGGCCACAGGAGGCTACACGACTGCTGGGACTTATCTAGACGTCTCTGCGAGCACTACCAACGCACGGGACACACTCAGGGCTACAACAGTGGCTGACGGGACGTTTCTCATCAACAGAAGCTCCACCGTTTCAGTAGATCAAACTACGCGTTCTTCTTCGTTAGATAAAGAGGCACTGATCTTTGTGAAGCAAGGAGACTACGAGAAAGAGTATTCTCTTGAGGTTAATTATAGTTCAAAGACACCTGCTACTGCACAGTTGACATTAACTTATACAAGGGATGGGGCTGTGTATAAACTCAGTTCAACAAGTGCTGTCTCTGTAACTGGGGGTGGTGGTTCTGGGTATGTAAGTGGAGATATTTATAAAGTCTTTTCGTATCCTACGACTAAGTCAATAGGTGGAGTTTTATATAATGTAGGACTAGGGGCAAGCACAGGAGACACAACTGTCAAAGTAACAGCAGATGCAAATGGAACTATATCCGCTGCATCTATTGAAGACATAGGGCGCAGAGTGTTCTTTCATAAACCAGGGGATGCTAGGGTTTCAAACGTAGGGGCGACTGTCTCTATTACAGTAACCCTTGAGCAGTCCCCAGGTTTAGGCGGAGGCACTAAGTATGACAACACGTCTAACATAAAGATATACTCTGAGAACTCTGCACACGCAATGCACTCAGATACTTCAAGGATCACTGAGATAATTGCAAAGGGGGCAGGAGGATCAGCTGCTTTAGATGTTGAATCATACAACCACAACGGAACTTCTGTTCATGCCCAATCTGATAACTTTGGGTTTGAAGACAGGTTTAGCGGAATCAACGCAGGAACAAACGCAGAGTTTACATTGACCCGTGAGGGTAACTTGATCGTTTTAACGCGCACTTCTGGTGGGAGTGACTTCAAGATAAAAGCTAAGGACGGACTTGGGGGCGGAGCACTAGGAGTCGTCTACAAGGAAGTAGGTGCAATCACTGACCTTCCTTTGTTCGCTAAGAACGGCTTCCGGGTCAAGGTTCGTGGCGATGGTGACTTGGCT